TCTTTACGGCCTAGCCAGTAATATCTAGCTTCTGCATTTTCTTTAACTACGTTAATTAACCAGCCAACCATCAATACACCAATGGATGCATAACACACTGCGTAAAATATATCTATCGTAACCATATAGCCCTATCTATGCGCACATATTTTGTGGCACGGCCATAGTGTTGCACTTGTGTATGACTTTGTGGATTATTTAGGGCCAGACTTAGATAACGTTTTGGTAACGATTTATTTGTAAAGTTTGCCCTCGAATATAAAACTGCCATCAGGCTGGATCGGAATAGTAACCACCTGGACTTTACGCTCATGTACATAGGCAACTGCAAAGCCTGTTTGCCAGTTTGCATACCCTCTAGTGTACGCCATGCCTGTTGAACTAAGATCAACCAACATGCCGACTTCTACTCCCCATACAGTACGCCCTAATTTGCCCCTAGATGCCTCTGTGAAGGCCGACTGGCCTAGTCTATGGGTGTGCCCACATACCACGCTTTTTCCATGCCTTCTAGCCCCATTTAAGGCCGTTTGTCCTGGAATTTGACTAAGTGGGAAAGTATCGCCATGCACTGCTATCCAGCCAGGCGCCCAGTCTATGCCGTGAGGACTGAATTTTATTTGTAATTTGTCATAGCCCATGAATCGCTCGTATTGCATCTCTGGCAGATTTAAGAAGCTAGGCAAACGCTTCTTGATTGATCGATAAAGTCTAATGCCGTGATTGCTACCAACCACATCTGTAACGCCTAGATAGGTTAATACTTCTTGTGTAAGTTGCCGATCATCATTTATGTTACCGACCATCTCATCAATAGTGCCAGCATTAAAACCGCCAAGCTGTGGGAGATCAATTTCATCTCCAATACAAATAGTGCGATGCGGATTCCACTTGCTTAAAAAACGGCCTACAGATTTTGTTGCCTTCTCATCAAAGAAGGGTACTTGGAGATCACTGATAAACGCTATGCGCTTAATCTTCATCCTCATCTGGAGTAGGGATAGTTGGGATAATGCCATTGTCGCCTACTACCCAGTCTGGCATTGATGATGGACTATCCATTAAATACAGGCATACAGATTCTGAGAATCCAGCCTTACGTGCAGCTTTAAACATTTCATGCTTAGCAATATAAAACACTTCTAGCTTCGATAAAGGGTCGGGTGATTTACGTACCACACGCCTGTTAATCTTCTTTCGCTTACGAGTGCTAGCCATATTAAAATTATGACTTACTAATTAAGATAAAGAGATCATCGACACGCTTTTCTAATCGTGTTAGTTGATCTTTCATGCTAGCGCCACCATTAGGCCGCAACTCGTTCAACCAGTTTTTAACTAAAAAACGTAATCCGACTAGCCCGCCTGATAGCACGGCCATAACGCCAGCGCCAAAGCCAGCCCATTCTGTAGGTGTCATGCTTCATTGGCACCGATGCCATAAGCATTATCGGATTTGTCTAAAGCCCTAACCGCTGGGCCTGCTAGAGCTGAGATAACTACAGCTACAACAGGATCTAATCCCAGTTCATTACTTGCTAAGAATGTTAAGAATGAAACCAATACGCCACGTGCGTATGACTTCAGTACAGCTTGTTGCTTTTTGCTTATCTTCATATCTTGCCCCCTATTAGTGGTATATCGAATGGCGTGCCATTTAAATCACCTAGTGTTGTAAAGCTAATATGGATATGACGCTTGTGTGGGTTGATGCCTTTGTACTTACGCCACTTCCAATTTAATATCTTCGAGCATATTCTCCCGTTAAAGATGACGTATGATATGCGTGGATCCGATTTGGCTGCGATTCTGATCTGGTCAGCCAGATAAGGTGCGAGGCTGTCGGATGACTCCAACCGAGAATTAAGATCAAGACCTCTGACCCACCCAAACCTGTCTGGATTATGATCCGATTTTCTGGCGGAGTGACGACTATCGCCCAACCATCCTTCTGGACTTTTAGTACACCGATCTGGAAACCACGTATCAACTTGCTCTCTTAACTGCACACCAGCTGCACATAGTTTAGGCTTCATTAAACTTTGCTTTATGATCTATGTTTTGACATTCCCATTTAGCAGATTTAGCATTTAATACTGCCTCTGCATGGCATTTAGGTGGCATAAAAATATCTTCTAATGGCAAGTATGTATAACCTACGCCAGCATAATTGCCTCTAATTTTATTATTGTATGAAGTTCGCTTACAAGTTTGTCCTCTGTAATTACCATACCAAGTTTCAGTATCTAATCCTTCTATAGTTTCATTTTCGTCAATACCAGTAATAACCTCTGTAACAATGTCATCTGTAATAAATGCGTAATGCGCCATTAGATTGTCACCGATCCTGTTCCTGCTGTAAATGTGTAAACTTTAAATCCTGTTGGAGTAGTTTTTGTGTAAGTTAGTCCACCACCGATAGAAGCTAAGTCAGAGAAAGTATCGGCATATTTAATAATAACTACACCAGATCCACCTGAACCACCAGCGTATGAAGTAGTGTTATTTGAACCACCACCGCCACCACCGCCACCTAAATTAACTGTGCCATTTGTTGGGCTTGTTGGTATTTGTCCAGATCCACCTGCACCACCGCCACCTGTACCGCCAGCACCGCCAGCTGCTCCAGTGCCACCATAGGCACCTGCGCCACCACCGCCACCACCTGCGTAAGTTACAGATGATCCACTAATACTTGATGCAGTTCCATCACCACCTGTACCTGCTGCGCTACCACTACCAGTACCACCAGTAGCAGTATTTCCGCCACCGCCACCTGCGCCATAAGATGGACCAGTTCCACTTCCATCTCCACCATTATTGCCTTGACTTCCTGTGCCACCAGTTCTTCCTGATGCAAGACCACTTCCACGACCACCGCCGCCAGATCCACCATTGCCACCATTGCGGGTATCGTTATTACCTGCGCCATAACCACCACCAGTAGCTGTAATAGATGAAAATACAGAATTGTTACCAGCAGAATCTGTTGCTCCGCCAGCACCCACAGTGACAGTTATTGTGCCAGATACGGCAAAACTTGTAGAGGTTAAATAACCACCTGCACCTCCACCTGCTCCAACATCAGTTCCTGCTGTACCAGTACCTCCACCACCGCCACCTGCGACAACTAAATAATCTACAGCGGATGGAGCAACTGTACTGGGAGTGCCAGTTAATAATGCTGAAACTATATTGCCAATCATTATGCAATTGCCCCAACTACATACCAAGCATTAGCAGCCGTTTTAATACACGCTGCTGATTTATATTGTGCAACTGTTGGTGATGCTGCTGTTGCGCCAGAACTTAATACTGTTGTAGTGCCAGGTGTTACTGCACTAATTGTTAAAGTACCTGCACCAATATTTAGTACTGTAATAACTGTACCTACTGCAAAATTATATGTTGCATCTGTTGGCAACTTAAATGCAATAGCAGTTGCTTTATTCATCTGCACTAATTGTTGGTATTCATCACCGCTAGCAGCTGTGTAATCAGCTGTCTTAGCAGTTTGTACTGTGAAGGCTGGTAGCCCATTCCACATTGTGCTGGTAACTACGTCACCAGTCGTGCCTGGCCAGGTTGGCATAATTTCTCCTTAGTAACTTAATACATCTTCATCTAGAGCGCTGTACCCTAGTATAAACCCATCTATGACAGGTTCTAGCGTTGTAAACACTGTCCTAAAGGAATTAGGTGTAATCGTGTTTGCCACGCCAAAGATTTGCAGGGTTTTCTCTAGTTGAGACCCACCTGGCTGGGTTGTAATAACTGTGATTGGGTCAAAAAAATCTAGCTCTAAGGCAGCAATAATGCCTGCATCATAATTACTGGTGTATAAATCCAACTCAATAGCATCGCATCGGATGGTGGTCTCAGCTCTAGATGCTACATAGGCCCTTGCATAGTCTTCTGCTACTGCGTCTGTTTGCATTAAAAGATCTTGAAGGTTATAGCTATGGATAAAATACTTGTCAATACTTGCCTGATTACTGGCGCTCATTGGTGAACCACCTGTACGGCTGATTTGGGCTGAATTAAAGATCAAATTGTCGTCTAGTTTCCAAGCTGCATTGGCATAAAAGATACCAGTGCCATCATCTGCAAATAATGTAGGGGTTGCACCTATTGATGCAGTAGCTGTTAAGCGATCCTTGAACACGAATGAGCCGTCAAAATCAACATAAATAGCGCCATACTCTGAATCAGCAACAGTCTGCATAGCACCTAAAGATGTGCGTGCTGTGCCTGGGTCTGCTTGTAATGTAGTTTGACCTGCATCTATCTGACGCATTGATGCTGGCCAGTCAATTTCATCTAATATTTGATTGATACGTGTGCCTGATAAATCGCCCGCAATCGCACCAGTTACTGTAGATATTTGTGCATTCTGTGCAAGCCTCATGGCATCTACAGCTTGAATTGTTGTATAGGCAACTTCTGTTGCATCCTTTGGTTGAGTGTTTACATAAGATGTAATAAAACCTGAGAAGATTGGATAAGTAACGCCATTGTAGTTAGCAGTTATCTGAACCTTTCTCATTGGTGTCAGTAAGCCATAGTACGGCCCTGCAGGGTTAGTGGGGTTAAAGTCGCCATTCTGATCTACAATTCGTAAAGTGAGTTGGCCTGTCTGGAATGTGTCGGTAAATGCGTTACGGCCTGTAGATGTTTGTACATAATTTACTCGGTTAGATACATCAACAATTACAGCTACAGAATCAGCCAATATGTTTGTGCCTAGTATTCCAATATCTAATTGCATAGCCTGTGCAGTAGCAGGCCCAGTCGAAAAGTTAATTACGGCATTGATTGTTGGAACGGCCATTATGTGCCGCCAGATAGACCGCCTGCAGGTGTAGTGCCACGGCCCATTTTCTTAATTCTTAATAAAGTCTGATTGATTGTGTCGGTTAAATCTTGCTCGCTTAATACTGATCCAGCCACGTTTACAGTTACATCCGTATACTCACCACGTTGATTTGCTCCCATATTAAAACTTGGAGTTGGGATAGGACTATAACCACCATTGCCACCGCTAGGCACGTTACTAATGTTTTTGTAAGCATCTGAATACTCACCACGCTGAACTGCACCCATAGCAAATTTAGAGAATGAATCGGCTGCTAATCCTGCATCACTAATAGACTTTGCTAGTTGATTTGTTTTAAATATTAACTCTGTATCTGCTAAATATAACTGCGCTTTAGCTGCGTTGCCATCTAGAATTGCTAGTTTTTCGGCAAGACGTGTGCGGGTTTCTTCATCGGTAGCCTGGTTAAGTGCAAGCATTAAACCTATGCGCTCGGTATCGTATTTCATCTTTAATGCTTCTAAGGCGTTCTTTTCTTTAATCAAAGCATTTTCTTTAGCACGCAACTTGGCTAACGCTTCAAGTCGTTTTCTTTCTTGGTCTCTCGCCAATTCTTCGGCTGAACTTGCCTGACCAAACGGTGTGCCACCTTGATTGCCTAAACCATAATCTTGGGTTGCTAATCCTAAAGCACCAGACGCACCAATATAACTCATTACACCAACAACTATTTTAGGATTTTTAGTTAATAATGCTAAGGCCAACATTCCAGCCTTAAATGATGGGTTGCCAGTTAGTTCTGTAAACTTACTAATAACTTTAGCAATTTCTGTAATAGCAGCAGCGGTATTAGTCGCTAGATTTTCCATACTAGTTGCTAAGCTGCTAATACTCTTGTCTTTGCTTAATTCAGTTAAAGCATCAACTAAGCCTTCGCCTATAATTTCTGTTGCATTAGAACTGGCTACTGTTAGTAGATCCATCTTGCCAGCATAAGTAGATAATCGTGCGGCAGATTGACCAGCAAACAGTTTGTTTAATTGCTTTAATATTGTTTCCATATCGCCACTTTTAAGGGCGGCCTCATCTAAACCTGGTACTAATGTTTTTAATGCTCTAGTTTGGCCAGCAAATCCTTTGGCAATAGCGTTACTAACTTCTATAACAGATGCGCCAGTGCCAGCGCTAACTTCTAAAGCTGTGTTTAATGCGTATTGACTTAACTCAACAGACTTGGTTACAGTCAATAAGTTTTTAAATGCTGGCCTTAATTCATCATCTAATATGCCAGATATTTTCTGTAGGTTGGCTATGTAATATTCAACGGCAGGGCCAGCAAACTCATTGCCAGTATTTTTTAATTGAACCTCTAATGCCTTTGCTGCTTTCTCATCGGCTGCAAATGCGTTTACTGCTTTCTTACTAAAATTGACTAAAGCTGCTGCGCTAAAAGTAACACCAAAGGTGCGGCCTAACGCTTTGACTGATTTGTCAAATGAGGATATATCCTGCTTGCCTTTTTTAAGAGCCTTGCCATTCCAGGTGGCAAGTGCCGATACGACTACGTTGGCCATTATGCTGCCTTCTTATCATAAGATTTATTAAAATCCACAGCTGTTGCATCTATGGCTTTAAGAATTGCTCCATAAATATCTGTGCTGTTTTTTGCAAATGCTTTGTATATCAAGCGGCCTTTAGTTTTTGTGCCACCAGATCGCACGCCTTTAATTTTAGGCTGAGATGTAACTGGTTCTAATGCAGTTACGAATTGGTAGCCAGCAAATGGATTGTTAGAGTTGTAATCACGTGTAGATCGTTTTCTGCCAGATTTTTTGCCTTCGTAGCCTTGTACGTTGCCCAATTCTTTTAATGTTGTACTCATAACAGGTGCTCTACCTTCTGGGTTTTTACGACCAGCGGTTTCGTAAATGCGACCAGCAGCACTAACGTTGTATACATAATTTTCAACTTGAAAACCATTTTTAAATAATCTGTTTTTACCTTCTTTATATCCAATGCCGCCTTTTACTGTTGTAGCGTCATACTTTGGAAATGGTCTATACGCAACATTAGAAGATATTGGTTTAGACCATCCAGACAAAACTTCACTATTGTTTGGCACATCATTTTTAGACTGGGCTTCCACTCGCTTCATTAACGGAGTTATAGCAGTGCGGATCCGACTGTATAAATCATCATCAAAAAAACTTAAGCCTTTTAGGACATCCTCAACGCCTACGACCTCTACTGGCATTTTTGATCTCCTTAGCTCTATCGGTCAAAACTTGAATAATAGCCCGATACATTTCTGTATCCATATTAATAAACTCGCTAGGCGGTATCCCAGTCTCTACTGCTAATTGTGCAATAGTGTAAACAATAGATGACCGCTCAACTATTTTTTTTCTTCGTCTAATACCTCGACAGTATCTAAGCTGTCAATAAATTCATCAAACGATAGAGGTACTTGACCGCCAGCCCTGCGTAAACATTCCCAAGCCAACCAAAATATATCTGTTTGCTTTTCATCTTCACGCAAGGCCTTGCTAATTCCCATACCTCTTTTTAACTCGAAAGCGTACTCGACACCTGGTGTGATCTTGTGTTCTGATACTTCACCATTAGCCCTTGTTATCTTTAGCTTTGCCATTGTTACTCCTTAGTTAGAATGCCACCGATGGGGACACTGTTATTGCGGAGTTTACAGTAAGGGAAAGGCTCGATGTTGCAATTTCAGCGACGCCGCCCTGCCCAATTGGGGTTAGGTTATTTACCAAGACTGAAAATTGGTAAGTTGGGTTTTCGGCTGATACGGCAGTGCCTTTAACGGTAATCACTGATACTGCTAAGGTTTTGCCAAATGCTGCGCTAAGTGTTGCATTTACTTGGGATGCTGCCCAGTCATTAATAAAATCAATAGTGAATGTGCCTGATTGTAGACCTGCAACAAACTTATGTGCTGTGTCGCCCATAGCGGTTACTTCTAGTTCATCCACGATTTGATTGATTACGGCATTAGTCACGTATGAGCTAATGTCGACTGAAGGTGTAGTTGGTGCCGCATTGGTAGCCAACTTAACACCTACGTTATTATTTAAATAGATACCCATTGTTATTCCTCATCTTTCTTTGTTTGTGCAGTTGGTTTTGGTGCGTCTTTTATTTGGCCTGTCTTTTTCAAGAAGGCTAAGTCTTCTTCGTGTGTGCTCATTTTAACTCCAGCTCGTTAGGATTGATACGGTTATTTCTGATGTTAATAAATCTCCACTAGCTGCGTTTGT